ATGAAATACGCTATGGTTAGACTTGTGTTTGACAGAAAACACGTTGCAACGAAAGACAAAAAAGGATTGGTACAGCTGGAAGTTATGCACGAAAGAAAGCGCAAATGGTTCTCAACAGGAATAAAAGTGTACGCTGACCAATGGGACGAACGATACAAAGTTGTCAATTCGCCACACACTTTTGAATACAACGATACTTTAGACGCACAACTAAAACAGGTACAGGACTTCATAAAGGACGGAGTACAACGTAACGTTCCTTTCTCATTCGATGAGCTTACAAGCTTTATGAAACGTACAAGTGCCAATGATAGCAACCTGACGTTTATAGAGTTCATTGCAGAACGACTGCTTGACAGGGGCGACATCAGGGAAACGACAAAGAAGACGCACAGAACACTTCTAACTGCACTTGAAGAATTCAGGTACATAGAATATTTTGCAGACATCACAACGGCTAACATTACAAGATTTGATGACTGGCTACACAGTAAGAGCTATCTGCAGACAACTATCTATGGCTATCACAAGAGGCTCAAAGCATACATTAACGAGGCTATAAGGTTTGACTACATTACAACCAACCCATACAGCAAACTAAAAATTGAGCGTGGAAAGTCTAAAGGCTTAAAGTATCTATCAATGGATGAACTAAAACAGATAGAATGCTGTACGATAAAAGACAAGCCTGTAGAACGTGTAAGAGATTTGTTTATATTCCAAAGCTACACAGGTCTTTCATACGGGGACTTAGCGAAATTCGACTTCTCGAAAACGGAGAAACAGGGAAGCTGCTATGTTATCAGAGATACAAGGCAAAAGACAAACGAGGATTATTTCGTGATGATACTCGACAAGGCAATGCAGGTTTTAAAGAAATACAACTACAAACTACCTATCATAAGCAACGGAAAGTACAATCAGTATTTGAAAGTCGTTGCATCGTATGCTGGTATAGATAAGCCAATATCCTCTCACTGGGCACGACACACGTACGCTGTAATGACCCTTTCGCTTGGCGTGAGAATGGAACACATTTCAAAAATGCTCGGACACTCGTCTACCAAAATAACCGAAAGCACGTACGCAAAAGTTCTCGCCACAGATATAAGAAAAGATTTTGAAATGATGCAAGAGAAATTAAAACAACAACCATAAGAAATGTTTCTTTCTTTTCTTTGTTTTTCTTTCTTTTAATTGTGAAAGAATGTAAAAATAGAAAAAACGAAAAAAAAATTTCTCGTGCGTATTATAATAATATTTTTCTTTTCTTTTTATATAATATATTATATATATAGCTTTATCCTAACCGCACGTGCGCGCGAGGGTTAAGAAAAATAAACAGAATTAAACAAAAATAAAGACTTTAAAGATTAATTGTTAAAACAAAAAGACTGAAAATGCAAATTGCGACAAATAGGGAACATTTAAAACTCAAAATATTGATAGATTTGTAACTGTTTATGGTATAAATAGTTACACGGTACTACGACAAATAGGGAGTATGTTTTGTGTTTTTAAATTAAATACTTATAATATACTAATAATCAACTTGTTATATAAAATAGCGACAAATAGGGAATATGTTTTAAAATGCGTCAAAACTAAATGTTAAATTGGACTTTTAAAAAATAGGGTGTTTTACTATAAAATATGAGTAACTGCGACAAATAGGGAACATCTTTAATAATTTAATAAATATTGTTATAACGTATTGATAAATAGATAGGTACAAAGTTATGCGACAAATAGGGAGGTTGTTTTAAAAAATAAATTTATTATCTTGTAATACATTGTATAACAGTTAATTATACGCAAGTGCGACAAATAGGGAATATATTTTTCTACTATAGATTTTAATAGAAAAAAGGGGAGCTTAATTTCTCGCTCCCCTTTTTGCCATTTCGCAAAGCCATTTTGATAGGTTTTTCGGCTTTGCTTTTTCTATCATTTTATCCAATTCTGTGTCTATTATATTGTGGATTAATACTTAATATTCTAATGGGTGTGTTTAGTGCTATCTTCGCAACTGTAATTGAAATTAAGACAATATGATTGACGAGGTAAAATATAAGGGCTTTACGGCTGCAGGTTCTGATTATGACTGTGGCGATGGCGAATTGGCTGCCGTAATGGGATTGCTGCCTGACAATGTTAGTGCAGGTGGTAATATTAGCCTTTCGGGCATTCAGGAGGCTAAGACGGTGCTTAAATTGGGTAGTAAAGATAGTACGGTGCTATATGTGCATCGTGGAGATAAGTATACAAACTATATTATAGTTGATGTTGGTTATAATGCTGCGAGCAAGTCTAACTTATACAGGGGAGGGCATTTGTATTGGTCTGTCAATGGAACGGACATTCACGAGCTTTACGATTTAAAAGATAATGGCTTGTATCGCATATCTTCTGTTGGTAACACATTAATTCTACTTACAACATCGGGCGTGCAGTATCTTTTATGGGAGAACGAAAGGAACGCTTATAAAATATTAGGTAGTGAAATACCTGATGTGTCTCTTCTCTTTGGCTTGCAAGGAGAATTGAAACAGAGCGACAAGCTGGACGTTTCAATTGTGAATTTTGACAAAGGAGTAAGTAAAGCTGAATGGGGTGGCTTCTTGAATGATAGGCTAAATGGCAAGTCCACGCTTCGCCTAAAGATTAGAGATAGCGAAAAGAAAGAGATAACTGATTACGTGTTGGGGTATGTGAATAAGTTTATAGCAGAGAATTACGAACGCAATGGCAAATTTATCTACCCATTCTTTGTGCGCTATGCCTATCGGCTGTATGACGGCAGCTTAACGAAGCACTCTGCGCCTATATTAATGATACCGTCTACAGAATGCAGCCCTATATGTATGGAAGAGGGTATGAACTTTTATAAGGCAGGGGATAAGGTGTTCTTCTCTACAACACAAATAAACTACTGTGTGTTTGGAATGGTATGCGATTTAGACTACATCGTAACAGATGATACAGGCGTAATTGAGAAGCTTAAAATTTGGAAAGATATCGTTAAGTCGGTTGATGTGTACATTTCAGCTCCTATATATACATACAAACAAAGTGGCGACATAGAGTATTTAAATATAACGCCTGTTCTGTCATCTGATATGACTACTGTAAAATCTGTTTGCAACTTAAAAGAAGTGCAGGCGGAGGGTAAATATAGTGATTGGAGCTGGATTACAGCGTATAAGAAGAAGTTTAACGTGTCTGACGGTGCGCAATATGCGGACGTTGGTTTTAAGGCGAGTATCGAAATTCCAAAAGTGCCGCTTAAAACAGTATTAGAGAATGTAAAGACGTGCCGTGATTTCTATCTCCTCAAAAGCATTAACATAGAAGAACTAACATCGGGAGTTAGAAAGAAGATAGATATTGATGAGTACTTCCTTAAGGCTCTTGTGAATCGACAGACGATGACAGACGATTACGACAGCCACGATAGACTTACTGCAAAATATTCGTTTGTGTACAACCAACGCTTAAACCTCACAGGACTTTCAAAGACGCTGTTTAGTGGCTTTAATCCATCGGCTGTAAATACGGCTGTAAACTCTGACGGCATAGAAGCTGCAGAACAGAAGATGAGCAAGGTGCGTGCGTATGTATACGTTAAACAAGGTGGGCGCAACATAGTGGTTGAAAGCGACACAAAGGATATATTCTGTAATGTGCCTATCTATTACTTCTATTATCCAAACGCAAATGCCTATAAGGCTATCATTCGCATACAGGGGGACTGGGAATTTGGCGAATGGAATGCAAGCAAGGAACGATACTTCGAGTTGCCGCTCGAAAGCCATATCGGTCTTAATGGTGCATTTTGGTTTGGTAATTTTAGACGGCTGGGCGATATGAAAGAGTTAGATACAGAAGCCTTTAATGGCGTTAATATTCCTATCGTATCAACAAGTGCCAATAGAACTGTAAATATAGCTAACAAGATATACACTTCAAAGGTGAACAACCCCTTTGTATTTCCTATTTTAGGCATTACCACAGTCGGTGTTGGTGAAGTATATGGTATCTCCACTGCTGCAAAGGCTCTTTCAGAAGGTCAGTTTGGACAGTTTCCATTGTATGCTTTCACATCTGATGGCGTGTGGGCTTTGGAAGTTATGTCCAATGGTGCTTATTCGGCACGCCAGCCCATTACAAGGGACGTGTGTGTGGATAATGATAGCATAACACAAGTAGATAGTGCTGTGCTGTTTGCAACGACACGAGGAGTTATGATGTTGTCGGGTTCTCAAAGTACCTGCATTACAGAAGTATTAGAGAGCGAAGATGCGTTTAATATGGGTTCTTTGCGCTTTGGATCTGAAATTATAAAGTTGGCAGGTCTGTTAGATAAACACTTTGATTATATACCTTTTAAACAGTACATACAAGATAGTGGAATGGTGTTCGATTACACACATCAACGTATTGTGCTGTACAATCCCACAAAGGCGTATGCGTATGTATATTCGCTCCGTACGAAGATGTGGGGTATGATGACGAGTTCTATTACTCACGGTGTTAATTCATACCCACAGGCATTGACTATGTGTAGCGATGGTAGCTTAATAGACCTTTCAGAATATGAGAATAGGAACGATGCAAAATTTCTATTTGTTACACGTCCGCTAAAATTTGGTGTGCCTGACGTATTAAAGACTGTTGAGAGTATCATTCAGCGTGGACACTTTAATGATGGTAGCGTTAAAATGGTGCTGTACGGTTCTGTAGACCTTAACAGCTGGAATATAGTGTGGTCCTCTGAAAATCACTATCTGCGTGGCTTTAGTGGGTCGCCTTACAAATACTTTCGCATTGTAGGCTTTGGCAGCCTTACAACGTCGCAAAGTTTGAGCAATGCAAGTGTATCGTTGCGTGGCAGGTTTAATAATCAGTTGCGTTAATGAATAACTAATGATTAAAAGGTATTATAATTAAGTTTGCAGGTATGATAACAAATATTGAATTAGATATAAAGAGGAAAGACGTTTACAACGAAGTGGCGAGGATTAGTGGCTACGTTGGCGCAAAGAGCTTTAAAGAGCAGGACGGACAAGCGGATACTTATACTCGCATAGCTATTACGGATAGTGATAATGAACTATTGGATAGGTATTGGGAGGACTGTTGTGGAAAGGTGGCTGGCGAGTTGCAACGCTTTATAAAGGATATTGTGTCAAACGATAAAAGTAACGATGCCACATTTATAATACAGCCTTTGAGCGATGTAGCACAAAGGAAGACAGTATTGCAAAAGGATTTGTTTAGTTGTTTTGTGAATTTCATTCTGTGCAAGTGGTTTGAATTGACAGACAAGGAACGTTGCGAATATTACTTTGCAAACTACAATGACTTTATAAAGGGCATAAGACGCAAGCTGTGTATGAAGTTTGCACCTACAAAAGCTAATTTTGAATAACAAAGAATATGGCAAAGACAGAAATTAAAATTACAATAAAGATTGGCGAGCTGTTCTACGACATAGCCACAAAGACATATCTTGCAAATCGTACGGCTATGAGTGGAGACAAGTATGAGGAAGCAGCCGATGCAATCACAGATAGTTCGGAGGAATGTGAGAACGAACTGTATAGAAGCATACAGAGTGCTATTGCAAAGCTACGCACTCATTTAGGCAAGTATATATATAACTATGAGGAAGTGGAGGAAATAAACAACAGTCTTAAGAACGATGTTAAGCGTTCTATAGACAAAGGATATGTATTTGTTTTTAGTATGCCATATAACTTTAGTGTGTCTTCTATAGACTTCATTTCAGCTGGTTTGCACGACTATATTGTGAATTATGCTATTGGCAATTGGTATCTAAAGACGAATGCAGACGAAGCAAATGCCTATTACAAGATGGCGGAGGGTCTGTTGCCACAGATTTACGAGGCTATGAGCAAACGCACTCGCCATAGACGTGGCACAAGGTTTTAATATAAAGGAGGTTAATATATGGAATTAAAATGTGATGGTGGGTATTGTCAGTTTACAAAGTTGGCAAGCGACAGAGAACAGTTACAAGTAAGTCTACTGTTTAAGCGTGATGAACTGTTGCACGACATTAGTAACAATAGCTGGGTCCAAAGCGAAGTATCCGCTTCGGACAATATAAATGCAAAGCAAGAGCTTAAGGATATTGTACAAGACGAAAACTTGGATAGGGTATTACGTGTTCTGCGATTGGCTCATCAGGAATGTATACAGCTGCTGTATGCTTATACGCACACGGATATTGTAGGTGGTGAGCATTTGGACGATGCATTTGCAGACCCTAAGAACTACATTATAGATATGAAAGTGCCTACAACGTTCTCTCACACGTCTTTAGAATATTTGGTTCATCTTATACACGAATATTTGGTTTGTAGCGTGCTAAGTGATTGGATAGGTATTACAATGCCTGAATACAAAGTATTGTGGGCGCAAAGATTAGAAGATATGACAGATAAGATTACGGCTACTATAAACAGGCGGAGTGGACGTGTGAGGCGTTCGCAAAGTCCTTTTTAATTGTATATATTACAATAAATAGGGGTATTCAATTACGAATACCCCATTTACATTACAACACCTTATTCTCTCCCTCGTAGAACTCTACTGATGGATAGCCTTTGGCAAGTATCTTCTGCTTTAACTCTTCGTTTACTGTGCCAACCACATTCCTAAATATAAGATTTGGCTTATGCTCGTCTTGCGATACATCGGGTAGTATCTTTTCAGCAACGAAGTTAATATTTGTTCCGCGCGTGCCCTTTGTGTCTGTATATCCCACATCAAATGTATCAACCATACTGCCACCAATTCCTGCAAGCATATACCAACCACCGTCTATACCCTTTCCGTATGAATATGGGGATATTTTAATAGTAACTTTTTTTGCTTTAGTGGAATTAAATATATAATTTGTCGCAAGGTAATCAATTACTTTGTCTCTATTTTTGTCTATATTTAACAGAAAATCAGAATCAAATAAGTCGGAGTATTGCATTCCTGCGCTATGCACTATTGTAATATTCCTAAATGTTGATCCTGCAAAGAGACTTTCTATATTTAAAAGGTCATTATCGATATTTATATACAAATCATAATTAGGGGCGTTGATACCACTGTACAAAGACTTTAAATCTCTGTCCTTAAAAGACCTCACCATTATATACTCCAAAGCTAATTGCATTTTCTTATTAAAGTCTGGGTCTGTTTCATTTGCTCCTCTCATATAATCACTCTGAAAAGTTGTCGTCAAACTACCTATATCTCTTATGTTCTTTAAAAAGTAATCCAAAATCAAAGGATATGAAGGGTCTGCGCTTGTGTCTATCCCTGCCACCCACGCTGCTGCTTTCTTCTGTAGGTCGGTGTAGTGGTCGGTTTCTTTCTCAACTATTTTTTCTACCACTTTCTCCACTACACGAGGCTCGGGTAATTGCAATTGCAGCGCATCGCCATTGTCCTCCACAAGTTCTATATTGGTTGTGGTGGTTAGGTTCTCTTGACGTATACCATCTTCGGTGTAGTCGGCATCGGGGTGATTTATGACGGCTGACACAATCAACCTGCCTTTGGCAAGTCCGTGATTATCGAAGAACATAATCAGCCGCTCTCCGTCTCGCTTGCAATGGCTATACACGCCTGCTTTGCGCTCTGCTTTGTACACAGTGAAGCCTCCCTCTGTCTTTGCCGTTAGCGTAAAATCGGCATCAGGAAAGTTCTCTGCTACGCCATTTCTAACTACTTTCACTTCGAGAGGAAAGTCGCTCTTGTAATTGATGCGAACAACACCGTCTTGGTGTTCTCCGCTTTGTCCTAATAGTACTGTTTCCATTGTGTTTGTGTGTTAAAAGCAGCTGTGCCTATTCTCTCGAACCAACAGCAGCCTGAAATAAAACAATAAATAAATATACAAAATAAAATTATGAAAGTAAAAGTCCTAACATAGTGCCTACAATACCGCCTGTTAGCCATAGCACGATGCGTGTCCACTGCCAACGTGCGCCCTCTTTAATGAGTAGACGAAACGCTTCTACCATAAAGCTGACAACGCTCACTACTATTAGAGAATAGGCGCATACATTAAGTACAGGTACATCGGTCTTTGCAGAACCAATAGTAACAAAGAACGACACAAGTAAGCCCACAAGGCTTAATAATAAATTAATACTGCTTAATGTTTTCATTTTTATTTTCTTCTTTTTTTTATTATGAAACTATAAAATATCTGCTTTATCGCTATCTGCCTTTCCGTTGGTACTCTTTAAATACTCGTTCAGGAAAGGTATCTTTTCCACTGCTTTAAGCGTTAGAACATAATAGAGAAAGCCTGCAACTTTCCACATTATGGTGCCTTGTACCATCATGAGTTTCCAATTACGCACTATGTTGGTTCCGTAAAACCAAATTGCCACCCAACATAACAGCTTAGCTACTCCTCGTGCCTCTTCCTTTGAACCCATAAGGTTACCTGTGGCAAATACGCACAGTATTATAAATACAAATACAGCGCAATGCACGAAGAAGACAAAGGCTTTCTTATGCTCCCATTCTTCCCCGTTAAGCTGCCCAGCTATAACACCGAATACGAAATTAACAAGGAAGACAATTGACATAGCATACATTATGTCTCTAATAGGGAAAAAGAATGTCAATAAGCCCCCTAATACTGAACAAATTATATATTTGAATTGCTCTAAATAGTTCATCATCTCCTCCTTTCTTTATAGCAAAGCATCTATTTCGCTTTCAGTGATACGTGTAAAATTGTTTACTTCGTTCTTTACGCTGTTAGCGAGGTTTTTAGCATCTGTACCCTCCTGCTTCGCTGCATCAATTAGCTTTTGTGTTTCCTCTCCACAATATGGCTTCCACGCTGTCCACGTGTTCTTTGCGCCTAATGGGTTGCCGTCTTTTAATATGTAATGACGAATATAGCGTTGTGCGCCTTGCGCATCTTTAAAGCGAAAGCTTTTAGTGCCATCTAATACGCATCGTGTTTCAGCTATCTGCGTAATAGCAAGCATACCATTGTCTGTGAACTGTTCTAATGTTCCAACCGCATACGTCTTGTTTTCTCCGTTTGTGTAGGTAAGCGTATAGCGAATAACAGCTTGCATACCTGCGAGCTTCTTAACGGCTTCTAAGCCTGTGCCTGGTGAATTGTCTAAATTCTCAATATCAAGAGTTGGAAGCATTCTGTAGTCGTTCTTATACAGCTTATTTAAGGCTGCATTAAGTGTATCGCTTTCGTCAAGCTCGTTAAATACGTTATCTGCATCAAGCGATGGAATATAGCCAGTGAGTGCTGTTACTACATTTGTGCCGTGATTTTCAGGAGCAAACTTGCTTGGCTTGTTCTTCACTTTCGCCCAATCGACACTTTCGGCAACCTCTGCAACAGAAGCCGTGCCTGCCACGTAAGGCTCGTAGCCTGCTTCGCTGTTGAGCTTGGTATCGTCCTTTACGAAGTACATCTTGCCGTTTAATGTTACTTTCACGGTGTCGCCATTCTGCACTTGGTCTGCTGTAAGTGCGAAACGTGCTGTGTCGTTTGCTACAACCATACAACGTTCCATTGCTGCACGTGGAATGTTGGCGAGTGGAATTTGTGTAGTTCCCCACTGAATGCCTGATGCTGCCACTCGTTCGGCTACTTCTGCGTGTCCCACTCGAACAGAACCTGCTTTAATCTTGCTGTTGTAATGTTTGAGACCCTCTAAGTCTAAAAATTTTTTCTCTGCCATATAACTAAACTGTTTTATTGATTATGATTTATCCAATTTTCTCCTTTACTACATAAAGCGTTTTGCCATACAGCTGACCATTCTGATATTGTGTTCCATAGCCATATAGACGAAACAGATAGGCTGAATTTGGTTGTAATGGTGTTGCGTCTCTCTTAACGTCTAAGTACCAGCTGAAATTGATGTTGGCTGTATTCGCTCCTGTTACAACTATAAATTCAAATGCCTTTCGACTGTTGTCAGAGATAAGCTTCTGCTTAACGTTTATCCACCACGCCTGTCCTGCAGGATAGGTAAATTGTGAATTGTCAAGTATCGCAAGTTCGTTGCTGTCAAGCTCTGCTAAGAAGTTTTTGTTTGTTACAACTCGTTGCGTCTGCGCAAGGTTTTCTTTCATCTTGCGTGCGAAGTGCTTTAACCCTGCGATATCTAAGAAATGTCTTTCTGCCATAGTATTTGTTTTATTCGTTTACTATATTGTTTATCTCTTCCTCTGTGATGCGTGTTGCATCTTCTATAATCTCTGTTTTGCTCCCACCTATAATAGGTAGCATTTTAGAGCCATTCCACGTACACGCATTTCCATAAATGCGATGATAGAATAGTATGCCCACAGTTGGCTTGCGTCCATCGTGCGCAAGTTCTCCATAATCGTCAGCACCTTTCCAGTTAGTGTAATAGGTGTCTCCTTTTTGGTATACAAACACGTTCTTAACTCTGTCCCACATAACGCCTTTTTTGTTTTCGGGAGTGAGATTTAAGCCGTTAGGCGTGTTGCTGTCTTCTGTGTCATCGGCTGCTGATAGCGAAACGGCTTGCACATCATCTACATATCCATCGAAAGGTAATGCGCTAACGTGTTGTTTTGTCTGTTCTAAATTATCTTCTGTTGTTAGTTGTTTCCAATCGTTTTCATTCTTTGACCTGTCGGTGGTTGTGCATACATAGTATACACGCTTTTTTGTTTCTGCACTTAAGAAACTAATCATCATACAACGTTTGAACTCAACTCTGTTATCATCTGTAACAGTCTCCACAACCTCACGCAATGTACATAATTGACCATTTGGCGATGCGTTGTATATTTCAAACATCATATCAAGACGTTCGTTAAGACGCACAAGTGTATCGTCTTTACATTGTCGCCATAGCGTCCATTGATACTTCTTTATACCGCTATAGTCTTGCCGTAAACCATAGTTGCGCCAATAGCGTATAGGTTCTGAATATACGTGTCCGCCACCGACCTTTGTGCCATTTACCAAAAGACGTGTTTCTATTACCTCTGTGAGGACTTGTCGGACTTGGTCGGCATAGATATGAAGTACACCTACATTTATGCCATTATCAACTATAGAAAGAACCGTATGTTGGTTTTTCTCTTTAACAAAAGCAATAGCTTGTTCGGGTGTCGTTGGAAATTCATTTAGCGTCTTTAGCGACATAGTGGCTGGTGTGCCTTGTCCACTGCTGCCACCTGGTGTATCGGGATTATCGAAACTGAACCCTTTTACACGTAATATGCCACCTACAATTAAATCGTTCTCAACGGCAAGGTCTCCATCAAAGGTATTTGTAGTTCGTCCGCCTGTTGGTGTAGTGTCGCCCTTGCTTTGCCATATACGCTCCCATCTGTTCCAAACGTATTCTATGCCGTCTATGAATAGGTAGTCGCCCTCCTTACCACCATCGGGGTATCTACTATATACCTCTAAGATGTTTGCGAAATTGCCAAGATTGTTTTTCTCTTTAATTTTGTTGGCTGGTACAGTAACAGTAGGCTTCTCTTTCGTCCATTCTAATGATAACGGATTCCAATAGTAATTGCTATCGCCCACAATTACATAGTCGCCTTGTATGCCACCTAATGGGTGCGCTACGTGTACGGCTTCTAAACTTTGGTATGTTCCTAAAAGGTTGTCAGTCATAATATTATATTAATGTTTCAGTTCGGACAAGTCCATATAAATAGAATACATTAGTTTTGCTTGTTCTACTTCGGACAAAGAGGAAAGAACAAGATAGGCACAGTAGTATATCACAGCCTTTTCGAGTTTTTCGGATATACCGATATGCTCGTCTTCTATACGTGGTATAGGAATGTAGCGTGCCACCTTTACGGCTACATCGTTAGACGTGCACGAATAAAATTCCAATATCAAACCAATAGGGTGTTGTACAATAGCTACAACAGGGCGTTGCGGATTGCCACCTATTCCTGCAAAACGGCTGTTCTGCTGTTTGTATTCGGGGTCTGCATCTGTGATAGCTTCTGTTACGGGATAGCTCCAATCAGCCATTTGGAATGTTAGTAATCGCAAAAAGTCTTCGGGTAGTTGAGTAAAACCCCAATGCTTTGTCTTTGACGAACTCCACGCTACAGCTGTACCTATACTCTTGCCGCTATCTAACAAATGGCGTGGAGCATTTACAGTTACTGCACGTGCTGCATCTTCTAACTTGCTCTCTATAAGAGTGTCTATGCTCAATGTGTCTACGTCTGTTAAACCAGCAAGAGGTGCGCTGCTATTGTTTCTATCAATAACAGTTCGCACCTCGTTTACTAAATCTGCAACTTTGTATATCATTGCAATACAAGTAATTAAAGTCCTACAAAACGAATACCCTTTGTTTCTGCAAAGGCTTTTGCTGTTACCTTGCTGCGGAGCTGCTGTTTCTTTGCATCGTCAAAGTTCGATACTAAATAGTCTACTGCTTCTTCTAAGCTGCTCACTTCGACTTCTGTTAAGTTGTCTTCTGCTGCTACTTCTGTGTCAGTAGGGGTTATCTCTGTATCCTCTGCTATTACTTCATTTGGCTCTTCGATGTCCATTTCGCTAACAAGGATTATTCGTCCTTGTTTAAAGTGTCCGCTATTCTCTATTGCGAACTGTACTATTTCGTTGCGAGTGGTGAAAGTGGCAGGACGAATGCCTGTGCCTGATGCAAGTCCGCCCTCAAAATCAATATTCATAATTCGACCTGCAACGTTTAATAGAATACTCCATTCTATCATTCCATATACGCCATACGTTTTTTGTGTCATACACTAAAAAAGTTTAAGGGGAGGCGAGCTTATCTCAACCTCCCCTTTGGTTACTAACATTTAAAAAATTATCACATTATGAAAATACACTAATTTACAAGTCTAATTCACCCTCGTACTTCTCCCAAGAGCCAGTACCGCCTGCAGATTTGTAAATCCAAGTTTCACCCTTATGCGCTTTAGCATTGATGCCTGGACAATCTACAAGTAGATAGTAAACTTTGCCGTCTACCAAGTCTGCGCCTGTTGGTGCTTGATTGGTTTTCCAAACTGTATAGCTTGTTGCACCAGCTGCTTTTGGTGTACCCTCACCGTTGATGAAGATGTGGCAAGCACCTTTGAGAGCGAGTGCGTCCCATACTATGAGTGTCTCACGTTTTGCTTCGTGTTCTTCTACATTTTCTGTATCGGTGTGTTCGGCACTGCGAACATAGTGTACAAGACGGTCAATTCCTAAGATTGCAGCACTGTTGCTGTAGCCAATTCTGTCGAGCGTTGGCTCGTGTTTAAAATCAAAGTCGCCAAATACAGTGTGGAAACGTGTAATGCTCCAACCTAAGTTATTGGTTTCGACTTTAATTTGCACTTCGGGGTGCTTTGAGAAGTCTATGCATTGAATATTCTCTAAGAAATTCTTACCGCACAAACAGATTGCGCCCTTTGGTACATCTGCGCCTGTATAGAAGAGTTTGCCAAGACCTACAAAGTCTTCGTACTCCCACTTTCCAATGTGCTCCATTTCACGTTTAAAGCTCCAACGAATACCAGTCATAAAATACACCATCTGTGTACCTGTCCTATCGTCCTTAACTGGCATTTTGCCACCACGACCAATCCACAAAGAACGGTTGGTTGCGTGCTTAAACTTACGAATAGAGTATTCGGCAAGCAACGCATTTGTAAATGGAATACGCTTCTTTTGACTATCGAAGTAGTCAGAAACTACACGTGTCATTCCTCGCTTCTGTAGAGTAACAAGTGTTGGCACAGGGACGAATGTGTCGGGAGGCACAACCTTTTGTGTTTCGTGTAGTGCTGTTGCAAGGATATCAATCTTTGCACCCTTTGGTATTGCTGGTGTTTGACAATACTCGTTGGTAGGACTTTGGCGTGGACCGTTTACACAACGGACGATAGGGTTGTCGCTGGCATCTCTACCTGTTACGTAAAGTTGCAAGTCAGAACCTGCGTCTTCCTTTGAGCCATCTTCTGTGTATCCATTTACGCCCCTTACTCTCAATGTTGAGTAGGTTTGAACATAACTCTTATCCTCTTCTGAAAGAGTAAGAGCGAAAGAAGCTGCTGTTCCTTTTGCTACTGCTGCAGTGGTGGTAATTGTTGAAACTTCCTCGTCCATTTGGTAGTGCTGCACTCTTGGTGAATTTACGTCCACTTTCTTTGCAGCGAGCATAAGTGAACAAAGTGGGGTGTCATCGCTTTCGAACTTGGCAAGTTCGGCATCGACGTCTACCTCCATAAGTTCGCCAGGTCCAACGCCACCTGTTGCGGCTGCCATACCATCTACGGTTGTGGCTTGACCTGGTAATTGGGTTCCTAATCCTGTAGAGCCTGGTGCTGCTACAGGTGTTTTGTCTACTGTTTGAATAACTTCTGCCATACTTACATACAAATATTATTAGTAAAAAAATTATTTTGCCATTTCCGCATCGCTGAAAATTGACGGTCTGCGTTTTGGTTTCTCTGGTATTCCGTTTTGACCTCCCATAGCTGCCATTCCGTCTCCTGTTTTGCGGAGCTTTTCTGTTATCTTTGCATTCTTGCCTCTTACTTCGGCTTCGTGGCTTGCTTCGGCTATGTCGGTGTCGTGGTTGAGTGCCTTTAGTGCCATATCCATTGTACCTCGTGTAATCTTACCGTTGATACCGTCTGTGATAATCGTCATAATAAACTCTGAAACGTTGTCGAGTTCTTCATCGGTTAGGTTGTTATCCTCCTGAAATTTAGATAACTCTTCTAAAGATACCTCTAAATTCTTGCTGTATTCATCTTCCAACTCTTTGGACTTGCTAACATTATCGAGGTATTCTTTGTGTGCCTCCTCTAATGCTTCTTGCTTATCGGGGTCATCTAATGCTTCTCTTACGTCATCGCCAAACATACGAATAAGTTCTACTGCAGGGTCTGCGCCTTTACGCCAACTATTAAGGTAGCCTGCACTTCGGGGGTCGGCAGCAAACATACCCGCTAATTCGTCTTCGTGTTTCTTATATTCTGCGATTTCATTCTCTGCGTTGTCGTAATCTTCTCCAAGTCTGCCGTACAAAACTTCTTCGTCATCGAAATTATCATCGGGATATTTGGTTTTCAAACGCTCCATAAAAAGTTCGCGCTTGTTTTTTTGGGGGGTATTTTTTTGTTCTTCTGCCATTGTAAAACAATATTTTGTAGTTGATAGCGCAAAAATAGACACATTATTAATAGTTATACTTTTAAGTATTAACACAAAACACTATCTTTGTAGTTGGGAACAAGTGCCAATATAACAGATAGTTATTTATATTGGTGTTTATGAAAAACTTTGGGAGTGTATTTGAATACGAACAAGAACGCAATAATAATCTATTACGGCTTTATCATCAGCTTATATCAGAAGTAAAGTTTATTTGTTCGGAGGAGATTTATCGAAAAATGTCAAATAGTCCGTCTGACCGCTTTTGGGTAAGTGAAGAACGTGCGTTAATAGTTGTTTTACAGATTATGAAAGGTGATACCTTACTTGGTATGGGAAAGAACAAGCGTGATATGTTCTTTGAGATATACAGGCGAGCAACTATAATGAAACAGAAATATCCAACACTTAGTCTTACAAAGATAATGTTTAAAGTAGTTAGGCAACCTGCACCAAAATTCTACCTTACGGAGGGTTCTATTAAGGTTATCATCAGTAAGATTAAATCAAAATGGTACGAACGGAGACGGGTAAGAAACAAATAGATGTTCGAGTATCGAAGTTGCTTGTTGAAAACGACAAGCGTAACGAAGCGAATAACCGTCTGTTTAATCCCATTACAGGCGAGGGGTCTGTTGGCAAGAGAAAGAAAGTAGAAATAAAAGACCACCCATTACCTGTACAGTATCTACCTGTGGGAATGCTAAATGTTCCTCTTGTTAAACTTATCGTAAAACACAAGTCTATGAAGCTGTTTTGCGAAAAGGAAATGGATGCGGAGTACACGGAGGAAAACAGGCTAAAAATAATAGAGCAGATTGTTCGCATACGCATACAGTACGACTTTGCGTTTTGGGCAGCCTTGCTTGTGTACATTAAAAATAAAGGTGGTGGCGAAGATGTCTTGTTTCGTCTGACACGTCCACAACGTAGGTTTGTAGAGAGGTTGGAAACACTTCGCCTTGCAAACAAGCCTATACGACTTATATTGTTGAAAGCCAGGCAATGGGGTGGTTCTACTACATCACAGCTGTATATGGCGTGGTTGCAACTTGTTCACAAGGTCGGTTTAAACTCTCTCATCATAGCGCATCAGGGTACAGCATCAGATGAAATTAAGGATATGTTCGACCGTATGATTAAAGCATATCCGACAAAGATACTACACAAGATAGGGGAGTATTACAACGCTAACGAGCCTAAACTTGTCGGGGTAGGTAAATCGGGGGCGATATACAGAGTGCCACAACGAAACTGTAAAATAAAAATAGGTACAGCTGAACGTCCTGATAGTTGTCGTGGTGGCGATTACAACTTGGTACACCTTTCCGAAGTAGGTGTTTGGAAAACTACAGATGGAAAGAAACCTGAAGACATAGTACGGTCTGCTTGTTCAGGTATTCAGCTAAAGCCGTACACGATGATAGTTTACGAAAGTACGGCAAATGGTACAGGTAATTTCTTCCAGCGTGAATATGACGCTGCAAAGAAAGGTGTATCACAATTCCAGGCATTGTTTATATCGTGGTTTGATATTGATATATACAGCTTACCATTTAAGAATGAAGATGAAAAAGCAGACTTCGCTATCGAGCTATGGAAGAATAGAAATAACACAAATGTTAGCAACGAACGTGAAGAGAGTGGTAAATACTTGTGGTATCTGTGGGAACTTGGCGCAACCCTCGAAGCTATACATTGGTATGTGGAAGAGAGAAAAGGAAAACCTGACCACGCTACAATGGCATCTGAATATCCGTCTGACGATGTGGAAGCATTTGTACATTCAGGCACAAGAGTATTTGATAAGTATTTAGTAGCGAAATTAAAGAAGTCTTGTTGTCCTCCTCAATTCATTGGTGATATGGTTGCCGATGGAGACGAGGGTAAGGACGCATTCAAAGGTTTGCGTTTTGTTGAGGACCATCAGGGTTGCTTGTGGATATGGAAGAAACCTGAAATATGGGCAAATGAAAAAGTTACAAACCGATATCTTGTTGTTGTGGACATTGGCGGACGTTCTGCAAAAGCCGACTACTCTGTTATAACCGTATTTGACAGGTTCTATATGATGGACGGAGATAAGCCGTCTGTTGTTGCACAATGGTATGGACACACCGATATGGATATACTTGCGTGGAAATCTGCACAGATAGCCGCCTACTATGACAATGCATTGTTGGTAATAGAGAGCAACACGCTCGAAACAAAAGACAAAGACAGAGTTGTAGACGGTGTACAAGCTCCATTTATATTAGACCAAATAAAAGATGTATATCCAAATCTCTATGCACGCAAGCAAAGTGCGGAGGCTATTGCGGAGGGTGCGCCAAAACGTTACGGCTGGCACACGAACGTATCTACAAAGCCGATGATTATATCAACGCTTGTAAAGGTGATAAGAAAGCAAATGTACGTAGAGAGAGACGAACGCTGTATTGATGAGTATCTGTTTTATGAGCGTAAGAAAAACGGTGCATTTGGAGCAATCGTTGGCAAACACGATGACTTGTTGATGACACGAGCAATAGGGTTGCACATCTGTTTCTACGAAATGGAGATACCAAAGATAATATCAACAATAAAGAGTGCTGCTGAAAGCAAGACACACAAAAGAGTTTTGTCAGAAGCAACAATATAGGAAGTATGTATGATTTTAAACCCATCGAAATTGATGGGTTTATGAAAAGAGGTTGATTTTTTTTGACATATATACCAACTGCTGTGTTATAAACAGAAACGACAAAGGTTGCATAATCGCAACCTTTGTTTTTATTATGAGGCTTTCAACATATTGTAGCCCTTGTTTACAGCGTCCATATCTGCGCCTTGTTGAACTTGCTGTTGTAATTCGGGCGGCAGTCCGTTCGGTGTTCCTCCTTGCTGTTGCATTTCTGCTTTCTGTGCCTTTATACTCTGTAACAGTTCGTCGGCAAATGGGAAGTCTCCATATTCGAGTAACTGTTCCAAATTGATTTGTCCACTTTGCCAAATCTGCATTAAGAAGTCGTTTGCAACTTGTCTGAATGCAGGTGTAGATGTACTCTCTACTATACTTAAATCAAATTCAACGTCTCGAATTAATTTAGGGTCGTAGACAACTATCTTCCCACTCTTGCCTGCAATGTTGAACACACGTTTGCCATCGTAGAACTGTTGCATATTCTTAACATCCTTGTATGCTCCATCTACAATAAACTGACTGAATGTTTCGAGTAGGTCTAACAGAGTTGTGGTTGCGTTCTGTGCCTGCTGTGCATAAAGTGAACCGCTTGTTGTGCTATATCCAGGTTTACCTTGCAATGCTCCGTGAATACCTGAAATATCCTCAAAGAACTTAAGCTGTATGTTGAGTAGTTCTGATATGCCTATGTTTGTAGAATTTACAGCAATCTGTTGTGGGATAGGTACTCCTGCCTTTGGTTGGTAGGCAATGACACCATTAAACCTGCTCCATTCGTCTGCAATCTCTTCCACTGACATACTGCCTAAGCTTTGTTCGGGCACGAGTAAGACACCTTTCGCACTTGACCGCATTATCCAGTCGTATAACGTAATTAGTCGGTTGGTGTATCGCTGCTGGTCTATCACGTCATTTACGAATGAATGTATCTCTCCGTCTATGAATGGATAGGCTTTGAATACGTATGGGTGGCTCTTATGCTCGTATGGTGTTTCTCCCTCATCGAGGATATCTCCGAATGGTGTAAGATAGTAGTAATACCAATAATCGTCCATAAACCACGTGGCACGTAAGAAAGGCACATCTTCTAAATCCATACCTGCCTCTATTGCTTGTTGTTTTCTTTCTTCGTTTACAGAGAGAAACAGCCGTTGATAGTCTTCTACGTCTATCTTGTAAATATCTCCATTGTTGGGGTCGTGAATGCGATAGCGTGGTTTGCTTTCCTTGCGCCACACCTCTATTACCCTGCAAAGGTCGCCATCTCTGGGCATAAAGAAACTAATATCTGTATTGTCCGATACTCCAAAGCTTGTAAAGTTGCTTACGATATTCTGTTGGTCTTTTGCAGACTTGTATATTTCGGATAATTTATAATAGTCTTCGGGTGTCTTTGCAAATTGTCCGCACAGAGTATTGAAGCTGACATCGTGAATTTCTCCTATGCAACTTGCGTCCCACCCTCTGAAATCACGCATTTTGTTGTCAATGAAGAAATTGTTAGGCTGTACATAATCTGTCCAACAGTCTAATTTGTTATTGCGCCAGCCGTACCATTTGCGGTGTACAATGAAGCCGCTAATCAAAAACTCCTCAATGCTCCGTGCGCTTATTTCGTCCATACGGTTAAGCTGTCTATTGCATTGTAATATAGTAGACATCGTTTCGCCAATACGCTGCTCGTCTCGGTCTCTTGCTACGCATATAGGTTCTTTGCTCTGACTTCTGTAAACACCTAACACGCTGCGCACCAAACGTCTGATAAGGTTGTTTTTCAATGGTATGTTTCCTTGCCGTCTGATATATTCGGCTTCCGTTATTCTTTTGCCCTCTACACAAATGACGTCTTCCCATTGCCTGCCATACGCATATCGTTTATTTCGCTCACGTTCTTTGCGAAACTCGCTCATATTCATATAGTATTGTTGTGCTTGGAATAGTACTTCGTAAGCACGTGCCTTGTTGTTGAGTTTTGAGTTTGCAACGCTGTCCATTGCACGTCTGTCTTTAATAGAACAGACACGTTTTACACTTAACAGTTTTTCTTTCTTTGCCATAAAAATATATTTTTATCTGTCGCAAAGATATGAATGCGAAATATTTAAGTGCGGTTAAGTATTAATTTAGGTATGCGAATTATAACACCGAAGCCCTATGTGGATTTATAGGGCTTCGGTGTGCTGTTATTTCTTTTTAAAGAGTTTGTTCATTTCACGAATGATACGCATTGTTGTTTCTTTGTCTTCGCTGATAAACTCTTCTATGTCATCATCTTCTTCACCATCTAAACGCTGTTCTTCGTTTTGTTTGAGGCTTCGTAATGAATACTTCAGATTATTGCTCAACTCACTAAGATTATCTCCTAAATAGTTGAAATCTTCCTCACGTTTAGCGTGCTTTCCTTTTTGCTCACTTTCTACTGTCTCCATCATATAATGGCGTAGTCCTGTGAGTGCCTTTTCGACTTCCTTTTTGTCGGTAGTATTGTCTATGTGGTTCAATGTTTCCTGTAGCAAGTCCATTGGCTTTTTATATGCCTTTGCTATTTTATAGCGTTGATATTCAGGACTTTTAATTAAATCTGTTATCATTTTGGCATATTCCATTTTACCCATTTTTACCTGCTTCTTGTAATTGGAAAGTCGGTACTCTGTCTCTTCTGTCTCTTCCTTGAAATCTTTGTAGCTCCCCTGTGCGCTGCTTCTCACGCTTCGTTCGTCGAGCTGCTGTACAAATCGGCTGGCAACGGGTATGTCTCTCCAACGTATCTCTTTTGCATCTCCGCTAAAGCCTTTATAAAGCAAGCTACTCATCTGTGTAACGAATGTTGCAGGACCTCCGAAGTAACCTTTTACAAAGTGGTTTATAACATCAGGGTTGAGATTAACACCTCCTCTGTCTACGTCATTTCCGCCTGTTAGGCTGTTGAGGAATTTTGTAGCTTCTATGAGTACTGGTGGCGTGCTGCTGAATGCTTTAGTCCAACTTGGCGCAATCTTCTTATTCTCATTGTCGTTATATACCCTTCTGCCGAAGTAGTCTGTATTAAACATATACTGTGCAACTGGCTGCAGAACGGTAGGTGTAAGCGTTATGGACAAGTTCCCACCGTTGCCTGTGAAGTCTATAGGCAATAGTCCTGTAAAGCCCTCTACGGCTTTTTGCAGTCCGCTTGAGAACGTTTCCTTTCCAAACAGAATAGATGCTGCTATTTCTCCCATACCATAGAAAGGTCTTAACTCTTGCGGCAATGGAATGCTTATGAATGTTTTTTCTAAGAATGGTATACGTAACACGATGTTGTTTCTGCGAACCCAATCCATATTGTCCCAATACTTATCATCATCTCCACCACCGCAAAGTGCTGTAAGGAAAGCATTGAGCATTGGCACTCCAAAGCCCAAAGCACCGAACTTGGATATTATAAGCATTGTGCGTGCTGGGTGCTGCTTTAGCATTGTGCCGAAATTGTTTATGGACTGTACGGCTGCATTGAAGAAGATATAAGCGAAGTTCATAAACCTGCTGCCCATTTCTCCGCTGCCTTTCTTATTGAAGTTCACAGTTATATCCTTTGCATCGTAGATGGAATCAACGATATTCTTGCCTTGCTGGCGGCTCGTCATAAAGGTAACAAAGCGGCTGAAATCTTCTGCACTTCGATTGGCGAACTCTACGGCATTGATGAATGACTTCCACCCACGTTTTGCGATATTTGCTTTGTTTCCATTGATAGCATCTTTTATTTCTTTCTTTATGCTCTCTATGTCTCGCAAGGCTGTGAAACCAGTTTCGCCACCCCCACGCATAAACTCATCGAAGTAACGTTCTGTCTCGTTATTTAAATCGAGTGTGCCGTGTTCCCATTTGTACACAAGTCGTGGCAATGCTCCACTAAAGAACAAGTTGCGTGCATTCTTTGAGGCTTGCCGCTTGTATTTCAGTCCATACTTTATATACACAGCTTGTGAGGCAAATAGTTGGTCTCGTGTAAAGTTGGTAAGTACGAATGCTGGAGAAAAGCTTGTATACACGCCTGATAAGAAATTCTTTAGCTGTGCTGCTCCTATTTTTGCCCATTTAGGCAAGTCGCTACCTTGTGTATCGGGGTTTGTTAGACCGTTTACGGCTTGTGCTACTGCTGGGTTCCCGTTGATGTAAATGATGTACTCTTTTCCACCACGCCATACTTTAATGGTGTGTTCTGCTCCCTCTCCGTTGATTACACGCTTATCGAGCTTCAATCCGTTGCGTTGTTTGATAGCTTCGCCTGTTTCGGCTAATGTCTGCATTTCCTGTTCGTGTTCAGCAACAAGCTTGCTTATCTCATCGGGGGTTGCATTTGCTGGTATGTTTGCATCGCTACGCTCCCATTCTCCTAACGCATTTTTGATGTACCATTGTTCACCAACTGTAGCAAGACTGGTAGGGTGGTTAAGCACGAAATTCAGAAACGTCTGTTTCATCTTGTTTCTGTTGGCTTCAATTATACTACGCTGTGCCATAGATGCGATTATAGCCATTGGGTCTTCGGCAAGCGATGTGCGCCCCTTTGCTGTTTTTGTAAGTGGTTTCCCCTCGTAAGAACGATTGTTGTAATATGTATAAACATCGTCTGCGGTAGGTTCAGCCCACCCACGCAAAGGAATGTAATACTTATACATATTTAGAATATGCTCGTACGTATCCTTTGTCATTATGCCGCTTTCGTAACCAGTCTTTAACGTCTGTTTCGTGGCTGCATTGACTTTGCTCCAAAACGCTGTAACTTTCGGCATTACATCAGACGTTTCTACAGCATCTACAATCTTTTGTGCTTCGTATTCGGCTTCCGCAACATCTTCTTTGTCTGTGAGTTCGGTAAGTCCAGAGTAGTCTTTGTTGGTGTGGACTTCCAATGCCTTGTTGTATACATTTGTATACTTTTCTTGTGCTTTTTGTATTGCTGCTTCATTTTTGCTTGTGGGGTCTTCGTTGTAAGCCGCCTGTGCATCTTCCAAAGTTTTCTTTGCTTTCAATACATTTTCATCGTTCTGTGCTGCACGCTTGCCCATATACTCGTTACGCTCCAAGCCGTGCTTTGCTACCATATACATATTGAGTGCATCGTAGTCCATTCCTACGGCTTCGCAAAGCTGCTGCGCTGCCGTGAGCAATGGGTTGTAGTAATCACGGTTGTAAACTTCACCGTCTGTTTTGTTTTTGGAGGTCATTGCGTTTTCGGCTTTGTAGGTGTCTTCGTGCGATGCCATCTTATCGCCTGTTGCCTCTAGTACGCTGTTTGTGAATGACTTCAATGCAAGCATACTATCTACGTACGATTTGTAGAAACGTCTAAAGAAGTTGTGCGTTTTTGGCACAGAATCTATATTGTCGGGTTCTTTTGTTTCCTTTTCGTAACGTGTGCGTGCATCGGGTAGAACTTCTGTTGCTGTAGGGTCTATGCCACTTCGATACAAAACATTGTCTGTTGTCTTGCCTGCATAGTTACCAGTTTTCAGACGGTACTGCATTGCAATGTCTTCCGCCTTGTCGAGTATGCTGTGTTTGCCACTGTTTTGTAGGTTCTTGTAACTACGCCATAGTATATAACGTAAGTCGTTGTCGGTGATGTTGGCGTGGTGTAAACCAAATGCGCTCATTATTTCTCCAAAGAGTTGTTTGATACGCTGCCACAGTGTGGGTTTGATTTGCTCGAAGTTGGTATCTTCTGCCATTGAGGCAAGATATTCCTCTGTTGCCGT